CCGGCGATTTATCCCCAATTGAAAAACTTCTCGGTCCTACTTTTGAGAAGTTCAAAGAAGAAACGGGCGGCGTTATTGCCAAAGTCAACGAAGCTCAAAGAAGCCTGATATCATCTATCGAAGCCAGAAAAGCTGCTGAAGATAGTTTGGTTGAAGCACAGCGTAAAACCATTGATCTACAAATAGAAGCTGCCGGTCTACTTGATACTCTTAGACCAAAAGCTCTTGGCGCTCCTTCCGCAGAAGTATTAAAAGCTAGAAACGAAGGGTTTGCTCGTGAACGATTTAATGTTGGAGCAAGAATTTCTGGAGGCAGAGCTTTAACGAGTGGCAGCACCAGTGACATTCGTGGGTCTTTGCAGTTTTTAAGAAATCGTCAAGTTAACAGTCGTACAGAAACAAACCGACTTGTTCTTGCGGATCAGGCTACAGCAAGCGTAGAACGATCAGAAGCAGATCAGAGCGAGAGAGACGCAGCGCAAGCAGAAGAGCTACTAGCATTCACCAGAACTAGAATTCAAGAAGAGCAAAAATTAATTGAAACGATCAAGCAAAGGAACGCAGCCGAGAAGTCTGCCCTAGAATCTTTACTAGCCGGAGATATTGAAGCGTTTATTCAGCAACAAGAAGCGGCTGGAGCTGCCGCAGCTTTAGAAACTGGTAGTGCTAGTCTTGCTGGATTGTTTGACGCGGGCGCGCTAGGGGCTGGAGCTTTAGCGTTGCAAGAGCGAGGCGCACTAACTTCTGACGCCGCCAACCTAGCACTCAGCGCGTTTGGTGTTAATAACCCTCAAGCCGGTCAGGTATTAGCAGAGCAAACTCCAGAAATCCAAGCGGCTCAGCGTGAGATTGAATCTCTGGCCCAGCTATTACCAGAGTTTGGCAGAGCATTGGAAGATATCAAACGTACAGAGATCAAAGCCGAGCAAGCTATTATTAATGCTAAACAAGTAAAACTTGATAACGCTAGAAGAGAAGCCGAAGCTAACCCAGCTGGAGTAGCAGAAACACTAGCCACAACCGTGGGGGCAGCTAAAGAGGTTGTTGAAGGAGCTAAAGCGTTAGATAACGGGCTTTCTATAACAAGCAAAGCGGTTGGTGATTCGGCCAGCTTACTTGGTGAGGCTGTGCAAAACCTAGCTAATAGCACTTTAGATGTTAACATTAACGGTGATTTTGTTAAGGGGCTTGTCAACCCGCAAGATATTGTAAGTGCTTTAACATCTCAGATCGGACCTGTCATCGCAAAACAAATTGCTGCCGGTTTGAAAGGTATAAAAATTGGCAATGATGGTGAGGCTGGTCAATCAGACTCACCTCTCAAATATCCGACAAATGGTACTCCATAGAGGAAATAATGGCGGACATATATTTTCAAAACTTAGAATGTTTTTGTGTAAAAGGTGTTTCTACCACCTGTCCCGGTGGCGGTACGCTTGACGCCACCACAACGGTAGACCATTCAGTTGTCACAACCGCAGAAGCAACAGGAACGATTGACAAATCTGAAACTGCCCGCATCAAAACCACCGATGCAGAGCTGCTTTTTGTTGCTACGCTTTCAGCAAATCTAAGCGCGTCTTGGTCGCTAGATGAAATTACCATAAATGGAAAAGGTGAGCTTCTAGAAGATCTGACAGCCGCCTATTCGGTAACAAAAGAGCTGGAAACAATAGGCGAGCTTGATAATACAGTAGATAAAATTGTTGGTGACTTCAAAGAATGGGACTGCCAGCAAAAACTGTACCCTTCTGGCGACGGCCCTATCGCTTCGGGTTTTGGTTATTTCGCCGGTCCTCCGAGTTGGGCCAATATATTCGAAGGCAAGCCCCTGTGGAGCTACATAGACGAAGGTGTTTATCAAGGTAGCTCAATTGATGGCGGCGATTCCATTCTTCTCAGTGATGATGAAAGCACCTATATTCGCCCGTCTTCCCAAGTCCGCACCGAGGGCTTCTACCAATACAATGCTTTATTGACGGACTTCTTGGTTAGACCAGATGACTCTAGACTAAGAATGAGAATATCTGCGCCCGTAGAAAATATAGAATCCAAGATAGCACCACTATATACTGTATATAATATTAAATTACAAGACCCTAGCGGCAACCGTCTGATCCAATACGAAGACTTCTCATTCAGAGGTGACGCCACAGAAGAGTGGGATAACTATACTACATTCTCACTCAAGCCTACTTACAATATATTTAATACATATGACTGGGAACGCAGAGGTACTCCTCCTTATATAGATGAAGTAAAAAATTATTCTTTAGTATTTAGCTTGCAGGCTGTTGCCTTGGATGATCCTTTCGATCAAGGTTTCGATGCTGGTTTTGAAGAAAATTACATAACACCAGATATTTTAATCATTGATGGCGATCAGTATCTTGCTATAGATGGCACTCCGATATCTACTCAGGGTCACTACATCAACCCAACAGAGCATTTCAAGCTATCAGCTTTAGAAGTATGCAACAGTGGTGGTTACGGTCCTCGCCCCGAAGATTATGTTGGCGTTTACATGGGCGTGGACGAAATTGGCAGGAGACTTGAAAGAAAAATTTATCCGTCATTCACACCAATCGCCACAGAGTATCCAACAGAGGTGTATCCTTACGCTTCTGGTTTGTGGTCAACAGTTGATGATAGCAATACCAACGAAGATGTTTGTGGCGCAAAAGCATTAATCGGCGCGATAAGAAACAACAACACGCAAAACTATATTAATCTAGATTATATATTTGGCGGGCCAGCAGACTCAGGCAAGTTGGTTGTTAAATTCTCTAGCCGTAAATCTGATGTGACGGAAGTTACCAAAGGGGCATTTAATTTTCAATTCGACCAAAGCTCTAAAAAGAGATGGTGGTCTCCGAGCGGCGCGTTTAACACGGAGAACGACAGGGATATCAATCAGGCTGACGATATCTTTTTTGACATTGACACAATCACTTTAGAAGTCGTAGCGAAAAAAGCTCCCGGAACCAGAGATTATGTATTAGACGTTGTTGGCTGGAGCGACGATAAACTACTCAATATCACGCCCGCGTCTGGCGGTTTCATTCAAGACCCATCGGGAATTTGCCTAAACGATTTAGTCATTGAGCAGCAGGGGCAGTTCCCTGTTATGTCGGGCTTCTACGGAGATGATTATTCGCTTTCTGAACATGCTATTTCCGAGATGGAGGATTACTACGAGTCTAGCGGTAATGACCACTATAGACTAACGCAGTATCCAATGGTCACCGGCACAGACTTTGAACTATATGAAGTTCCTCTAAAAATTGTTAACGAGCAAGTTGAACTGGGACTAGGTAGAGATTATAGTGTTAGTACATTATTCGAACATGTATATCTAGACATTTATCCACTACCTTCTGGGGCCAGCATTGCTCACATGGCAATCAATGTTAGGTATCGTCCTCAAAATGCTTTCAATTTATCTACTCTAGGTGGCGATATTATCGCTCCGTTGATCCCTGACGGCAGATCCGAAGGCGCTTTATTCCCAGCAGAGATGGGAGTGCTAGATGATCCTCTAAATGCCGGTTCGGGATACGCTCCGCTTTCTGCCCTGTCAGGTGTGCCTCATCGCTATAGTTCGCCTGATACACTCAAGTCTAATTATGCCCGTAGATGGCGCGGTGTAGAAGGAACCGTTCGTGGTCCGTATGATCCAGCACCGTTTAGCTTTGCTTTTGAAAACCCAGTGATGGATTACCCATTTGCATCTGGTTATTACAAATTTGATCAGATGGATGGTCGTTATGTGATCTCTAGTTTCTTGGGTGCAGGCTACGGTAATACTAGCGGCCTATTCTTACAAGACCCGACAGTTTATCACAACATAGGTTGGAGATACACATTGGACAACGCCAATGGCTTGTTCCAAACTCAGCTTCCGGGATACACAGGTATTCATAAAACTTCGGATTGGACTTCGCTAAGCGACGGCACGACAGATTTCACTAATGACCCGATGTATGGTAAAATCGCAGACGCTTTTGATAGAACGGTTAGAATTTCTCAACACACCCAAAACATTACGCTGTCCGACTTAGATGTGTCAACTAGTGGTTTTTCTGCATTCTTACGATTCACGCCAGACAATACAGTTTCCGGTGTTAACTACGACCTGTTTGAAAGCGGTGTATTGCTATCTCGCTGGGAAACTCCGTCAGAACTAGACTTTGTACTCTGTTTTAGGCAGGGAACACTAGCCGCATACGCCAGAGACAATCTTGGAAATATCATTGGAATTAAAGACGATGTTAACTTTGATGAGTATACTTATCCACTTAATGTATTACTTACATATACAGACGATAAGAAATTAAGACTATATGCAGACAATGAGGCTTCTGGCATTTGGGACACTTTAAGGGCTGAGTCTGCTGCTTTTGATAGAAACCCTGTAGATGCAGATATCGTAGTCGGATGGTCTGAAGGTTCTGGCGTTGGGATGAACATGCTGGTTAGCGAATTTGGTATTTCTTCCGGTAATATCATTTCTTCTGACTTCTCTCCAATTCTTCGCCAAAAACAAGTTACGGCAGAAAACTTCCTACAAAACAGTCGTGTTCAGTATCTTGATCCTGATGATACATACCAGTTTAACCGCTATAAATTATGGGATAGAGTTAATGAGGACGTATACAACGATTGGCAAATTGGTGCATTCAAACACTGTGAGTTTGGCGTAGCATTTGACCAGTGGCAGTTGAGGCCAAATACCGAACAGATTGTATTTGAATACTGCTGTGATGGTACGCCTTATTTCGCAAAAACCAGCAAGTCGCTACCGTCTTTTGTAAACAGTGATAAAACCAGTGTAGCTTATCATACTCAAATAGAAAATGATTTCTTGAGGTTCCACCTGTCTGACGTGCCAAGCAATTTCTATTCGGCGCACAGAAGAATAACCAAGGATCTTCCTCGTGGCTACAAATTCACAGAGGACGCGCTAGTGGTTGAGAGTGTGATTCAGCACAGCTATAGCGGCGCCTTGAACATCTGGGATGAAGGAACTTGCTTAGAAGAAATTGGTCCCAAGCTCATTGTTAGCCTTTACACTAAATCTAAAGAATCATACTGGGGAGATCCAAACCCATACGGCCTTGTCAATCGTAAGATACATTACATAGAGCCTTCTAGCTGCATAATGAGACTAGACAGTACATTCTCTTATGATGATATCTGTGAAACAAAAGAAGACTGGGCATTATTTGATAATGAGTCTTTGCTTGATGAGTTTGGGGAGAAATATTTTACTGACGATATCAATCAGATGTTTGTCCAATATGATTTAGTTTACCCAACTGGCTCTCCCTTTAGATCCAGATTAGAGTTACACTCTTCTCATGTTAGAATGGCTGATGCTAACATTAGCCCTCTGGATTCTTCTGGTGTAATGAATATGTATGCCAGTGGTGCTTTTGCACAATCCGGTATAATGAACCTGTTTGCTAAACATGAGCTAGTATCTATGAATGATAGCTTGCAGCTCTTGATAGAAACGCCGCTTTATCTAAGCTCTGGTATGAACTTGTATACCTCTGGCAACTTTGTCGGACGCGGGTTTATGAATATGTACATGGAAAAAGATCTGCCATCTGGCTCCATGTCGCTATATACTATAGGCGCTGTGGGAGATCCTGTTTCCGACTCTATGAATTTAGTGATGCCCAACACTCTAGGTATTCTAGATAATAACTTATCACTATATACTAATTCTATTGGGACGCCAGAGTCCGGATCATTACAGTTATTTACTTATGCTTACGCTAATCCGGGTATTAGAGATTTTAGTAATTTATTCTTAAAGTCGTCGTTCGGTGCTGGCCAATTTTCTCCAGAGTCTGGCAGCTTAGCTTTATCTACATTTGGAACACCTGTTTTAATAGATGACTTTGCTGAAGCTGACTTGTCTCTTTATATATTTGGCAGTGGTGGATTGACCGCCAACATGCCTCTATTCCTTTCGAATTATCGTAGCCCAGTCACAGATAGTGGAACTCTAGGCTTGTATACAGCCGCTTGGAGCAATATTTATACCGGCACAGCCAGCGTCACATGGGATGGCGATAACTATGGAAAGGGCATTGACATCGACGACAACATTTATGCAACAGTTCCCGTTTCTAATGAAATCAGAGGAGTCGATCTTACTGGATACGGTTCTTGCTCTAGTGATAGTCCAAGTAAAGCTATAGATCAACCTCTTATCACAGACTGTACAACTTGGAGAGGTGCAGTCTGTAACGAGGCTGGAGCGTTTAGAGCTAAGGCCACCTACTCAAATTCTGGCGCTTTAAGCTTTGACGGCGTAACGATAGGCTATGATAAAAATTACTATGGCATTAGAAAAATAGATAATCTAATTCCCGGATTTGCATACGATACTACGGTCACAATTAAGACCGGCGATACAGATCCCATACCAGTACCAAGAAACTTTGAAGAGTGGGAATACGGCAAATGTGGTCCGGGATGGAATGCTACTGATGGGTTATGCACTTCTGGCTGTGGGCAAAACATTGTAGATTCCGGCGTCAAGTTAATTGCTGATGACGGTCGCGGTGTTCCACCTTCCGGCGACGGTTTTGAAGATCCTCTATTCTTAATAGAATCTGGCAGGAACGTAGGAGATAATTACGGAGCTGCTGTTGCGGTACAGAACGAAGTCATGCTGGTTGGCTCACCAAACCTCACGCTACCAGATTTAGGTGGTGTAGAGTCTTCCGGTGCTGGTGGAGTATTTATCTATAGACGTGGAGAGGATGTTGCTGGCAAGAAGGCTTACTGGGATTTTGAAGCCGTTCTTGCGCTACCTTCTGGCTATAGAAGAGATTACATAGATAGCGTACAAGAAGATGTGCTAGTATTTGAAGATTTATCTATTGACGCAAACCAGTGGGCTATCGGTCAAGAGGGTAGAGGTTTTGGGAGCGCTGTTGATTTAGCCAATAGTGGCGACAGACAGGTAGCAGTAGTCGGCGCGCCCAAAGCTAAATGGTCCCGAACATTTGAAGACCTAGCAACCTCTGGCGTTAAAGTCGCAGCAGTGGTTATTTCTGATAGATTCAACTGGCCCGATAACAAGGCTGACATCAAGAGAATCAGACAAAGTGCAAATTACTATGATTTATTATATAAATATTTCTCGGCTCCTTGGTATAGCGAAGTTATATACGGAGGAACCCCAAACGAGTTCCAGCCAGCTATTGATCTAAGGCTTATTGTTCTACAACCAGCAGACTTCAGCAAGCCACTGCCAGATCCACCATTCCTAGATCAAGACGAGTCTTGGATTACTCACGCATTCATTCCAAGGCTAGATGATAATTATAGAAATACTTATAGTCAGGCCCATATTCAGGATGAGATTGCCAGCGGTTTCTATGACGCCTTCTTTGCCCAATTCCCGAGCGGTTTGGCCGTAAGAAACAGTCAGCCGGTATATAGCGGAGTCCCAGCATTCTTGAATCTATTCGAAGATACTAGTGACTCCATGAGAGGCAGCGTTAGTAACTCGACCTTTAACATTTTTGATGACATACAAAACTTCTTTAATGACTACACGTTTGAAAGTGGCGTGTTTGATCAAATTGAAGAAAAGCCAGAGTCAGGGGTGATCAAGTTTGTTCAGGCTAACGGAGATAATTGGGAGTCGCTAACAAACCAATCTATACAAGACTTACTTGATACTGGTAACTTATTAAGCACATTCAATAATTATAATAATCCTAACTTAACATTTATCGCCAGTGGAGTTGGGCAAAAATGGAATAAAACGGACGCTAATGAATTTAATCTACCACCATCTTCTGGGGGTAGAGCTTACATCTTTGAGAAAGAAAGAGAAAACTGGAACTGCGTACAGGTTATTATTTCTCCAAACGACGTAGTAATAGAGGGCGATGATGGTGATCTCGGAACTGGAGAAGCTGTGCCTTACCAGTGGCCCGATAGATTTGGACATTCTGTGGCTATTAGTAAAAATGGTGACATCGTAACAGTTGGCTCACCTTTTACTACATCGCCTTGTAGAATCTACGAAAGGTCACAAAGCGAGATAGACAGGTTATTTAATGGTCTAAGAGACTGGCTGGTAATCAACAACCCGACAGTACTGACTCTGTATGATAGCTTACTCTCTTCTCAAGGAGAAGTCGCTGCTAAAGAGGGGGCTTACGATGCTCTGACGGCTTCTGAAAGATTCGCGTTTAGAAATGACACGGATTTCTGGAGTGAGTTGCCTCAGCAGTACGCTTGGACATACGAATACACCTACCAAGACATTCAGTATACTGGAACTAACTCATTCTTGGCCGGAAAGTTTGCTCCTACTTCTAGACTAGGATGGAGTACATCTGTCGATGACGACGGATACAATGTCGCATTTGGCGCACCAACAGATTCGTTTAATGAGTTTGAAGACCTTAATGTTTGGGGTACTGGACTAAAAACTTGGGCTTCTTACAATTATGCTGGCGCGGTTAGAATGTTTAGCTCCAGACAATACTACCCACATAGTGGGGTTGTCGAATTCGGCAGGTTCGGAAACCTTGATAGAAGCCAACACCCACAAGAAAGAGATGCCGGATACTACGATCAGTGGAACAGTATCTTTGACCCAGCTGTGAACCCTTGGAGAAGAATGGATTTCTCGGAAATTGAGATTCCTCAAGACGCTGGGCTGGCTTTCATTATGACGCCAGAGCTAGATGCTGCTAGTGATGAAATTATACAAAATATCAAAGACTGGTTGGCCCTTGGCGATAGAAACTTGGTAGTAGTAGGAAACGACCCAGTATGGGAAGAAAACGGTCTTTATGAAAACTCTAACGTTATTGTAAACAAAATACTTAACAAGCTAGGCGCAGATATGAGAATCTACGCCGCAGAGACTCAAGAAAGATCATTACAGCAATGCCTAATGGTGGACGGAGAAAATCAAAACATCACCAAGGCTTTGACTCCAAGATACAGCTCTCGTCCTACAATACAGGCAAACAATTATTATGCCAGCGGTGTTGGAGATATTCGTATAGACATATCTAAATATGGTCTAACTAACTATACAAATAATATGTCTTGCCCTGAAGGTAAAAATCCCCCACAGGTTATCAACGAGAGATGCGAAATGCCTCACGAACAGGGCGGTGATTTACGCGCTCAGTGGCTGGAAGAGTGTCAAAAAGAAAGTAACGGTCAAACAATTGACGTTATTTATGCTAGAAGTTGGCCATTTGAATATGGAAACTTCGACACTGGATGCACGCCCGAGCCAGATATTGTTGTCGATAGAACAGGATTTGATCCAGTTCCAGTTTTAACAACTAGAGAATACGTGCCTGAGCAAGTCATTACGGTTCCGACGACATCCGGAAAAATTCTAGAGTATACGGAAATAAAAGAATGGGTTGTTTACGAGGTTGGTGAGACAGTTTACAACTTTGCTGATAATCAGGTTGAGTATGTTCAGTTTAGCATCGGGGAAGATGAGAACTCTGAGCCAGCGGGTAAATTTACTAGCTACACTCAGGGTGGCTTCTTTGATCCAGACCCGCTAAATACTAGAGATTCATTGCTTCAAGCAACCGGTACGCCAGTAACGACCCAAGAAGTTTCTAGATACAACGAACAAATTTATCCAAATGCACTTTTGGGGATTGTAGAATCGGGAAGAAAAGTAAGTGACAACACACACAACAACTCTAAGGTTTATTTAATAGCGACCCAATGGTCAGAAGATGACGCCAGCCGAGGTCTACAAGGTACGCAGAATACTGGGAACAACGATAAGAATACTTTATTCTATCTCAACCTTATCCAAAAAGACTGCACAAAAATTCCTGTCGGACAACATCTCGGAGGATTTACTGGCAGGCTATCTTTAGAGGACGCTTACTTCCAAGACAGTTCGCCTCCGGGTGGATCTAGTCAGCCGGGACACACTCTGGCATCCAAAATAAACTCTGCAACTTTCGATAACTTTACAGAAGGCGTTGAGTATTTAGGTTCGGCTAATATATCTAATCTGGTTGATTACGTTTGGATTGCCCATCCAGCAAGCAAAGCATCTAATGACGACATTAACAGGATCAGAAGATGGCTAGATAATGGCGAGAAAAAACTAATTATCACTTACAATGCTATGAGACCAAGTAACACTCAAGAGATTGCTGAGAATGTTGCCGACCTCTGCACTAGACTTGGTATTACCTCTGGCCCACTGTTTGATCCAATCAATCAGCTGTATTCGGTTGTGGACGGAAGAGCTGCCTATGACCAAGTACAGCCTCTGGGAGAGCAAGACATTATTGATGCTTGGGCATACTCCAAAGAAACTGCCGGAACTCAATTACAAATCGTTAATAATAGCGTAGATGTATTTGCTGGGTGCAACGGTGGATACTCTTATAATAATACGTACAATTCTGACACTGACGTTCCGGGCTTGTGGTTTAGCGATGAGTCTACATTACTATACTCTAGTAGAGATGGCGAGTTTGATACAGAGAACGCGGTCAACCGCAAACGCTTCGTACCTATTAGCGGCGGCGCAGACTATGAAGAGCTTATGCGGTTTGATTATCCAATTACTGAAGAACGATATAACACAGAAGATATTACTCAGTGGACGATGGACGTGAATGGTAATGTAGAGCTATCTTCACAAGCTATTATTAATAGTGGATATAGAGTATTTATGAACTACGTATCCGAACAGCCTACTGACAAGTTTGATATTTGTGGTGAATTCAAAGGGCATAGTTTTGATCCAGATCCTAACGGAGAATTTGGAGGCGGCGTTGGTGGCAATGACTATGAAGGTAAGTGCCAATTCAAGTTCCAAAGAGATGCAAATAATTACAGAAATGTATTGACAGTAACTAAAGATATTCGTGTAAATGGTAACTTAGGATTGCAATGGTTCACTCCTTACAAGTTCATCAATCCTGCCGAGCTAGATCCGGGCGTGCTTCCAGAGTCTGTAAGATTCTTGTCGATGTCGGGTTGTCCTCTTGAAATCGAAGAAGAGGTAACAACAGTTAGGACTAGTGGTCTGGTTGTTGTAGACGTTAGAGTTGAAGAAAGATGGCTAACATTCCCCGGATATGAGTATACAATACCCGGATACTATAGACCAACTTCAGAACTTAGTGCTAGATACTGCAAAGAGAGCAGCGACTTAGATTTATCCAGTGATTGTGACGCTCTGGGCGCAAATATTGTTGAGAATGGTCCCGTTGTAGTCGCAGAGCAACCAGAAACTTTCTCATCATTCCCGGCTGGCAAGAAACGTTCCAGAATTATTGTTGTCTCTGACTCTACTATGCTGCAAGGTCAATGCCCTGATTACAGAGCTGCCAATGGCGATAATGTAGAATTTATTAGAAGTCTATACCCACTGTCTCCAGAGCAAGATAATTCAGACGATAGTGCAGGTGGAGGCAACAACTTCAAACAGGCTGGTGGTCAAAGATGGTGGGAATTTGTACAAAAACTAAGAGCGCCAGAGCGAGGAAGTGCAGCTAAATACTACGCAGTTAGCGGTTGGGCTTTAAATAATAATATGATTACGCCACTGTTTAACGGCCCCGGCGTACAGGGCAATCTTAGTGACTTTACCGATCTAGAAGATACTTATGATCCTAGAACTGTTAGTAGGCCAGAAGAAATTACCGATCCAGTAGCAATAGCTCAGGCTAAGGTTGACTTTGCAGACCAGTGCTTTACAGAGCGCGGAATGTTACCACTATATAGTGGAGATTACTTAGGACTAGGTGATTATGATGTTTACCTAACCCCACTTAACTTAGATATAGATAGAGATGTCATATTTGATCAAACACTTCAGGGCGGTATTACCGAGCTGATGAAAGTTAACGGTAAAGATTATCTTGATCTGGAATTTTATTATGAGAGATCTGGATGTTTAGGTGACTTGTTTGGTTATTCTGTAGATTTGACTAATAATAAACTTGTTGTTGGAACACCGTTTAATGCTTTCTACTCCGAAGATGACGCGAGCGGTATTGTAGAGTGGTCAAACATTGGCAAGTACTACACTCAAACTGGTGATCCGTCTGGCGTTCTCATCGCTGAGGACGGTGGTGCTGGCGCAGCTTTTGTGTTCAATAAAACGGGTCGCGGTAGTAATGTCGTAGTAGAGAATCTACCTTGGGAGATTGAATCTAAAATTAGGCCAAGTAGTATTAATATTGGTATAACTGAATGGGGTATTACCGCAGGTTCAACTATTGATGATTTAATTTACTTCAAGGGTCTAACGAATTACGAAGATATCTTTAACGCCAAGAGATACGGAAGTAGATCAGATAACTTCGGTGCGTCTGTGGCAATTGATTGTGATATGATTTTGGTTGGCGCGCCTAACCACGATTTCGAAACCCTCCACGATTATAAATATAGTGGCGTTGTTGATCCAAACGGCCTGAACTCGGCCTTCCTAAGAAAATCCTTTAACGCATCGTTTGACATTCCGCTACACGAATATTATGACTTAGGAGACTCTGGCGTTCGACAGGACGAAAGATTTATTAATAGCGGTCAATTTATTCTAAATGCTGGCGCAGTGTTTAATTACAGATACGAGATGACCGATATTGGATCTAGACAGCAAGAATGGGTATATGCACAAAAATTATATGCAGAAGGATACGGTTCGAGAATTGAATCTGAATATAATGGAATTCCTCAGCCGGGAGATTTCTTCCCGCCTCTGACAGCTAGTGGATCAGACAATGATAGATTTGGATTTGCTGTAGCGATAGATAGGGCTTATAGAGGCGACTCAGACTATACGGCAGCTATTGGCTCTCCGCTACACCATTTCCCAACCAGTGGAGAACACAGAACAAAAGTTATTGCTGAAGCCGGTGCTGCTTACACATTTGATGCAATGCTGAGAGAGCAAACGGATGCTATTCCAAATAGTGGCGGCTGGATGGATGTCAAGGTATTCTCAGATCTAATGGATAAAAATCAGACACTGTTTACTAGAGTGACACAAAATGAAACGGGCGGCTCTTTAACTTATCAAGTTACGGGACTGCTAAATTCTAACAGCGACGGAGAGGTATTCTTAGAGGTTTCTGGATACGATCCTTCTTCTGTAGGATTTATAACCCATAGGCCATATGTTCATAGTATTGTACTAAATATTAATCAAGATCCTCCATCATTAAATGATACCATGTCTTTGATAATGTCGGGAGGGCCAGCATTAGGTTCTGGCAGCTTGCCACTTTATATGCTTGGTGACTCCAGTGGAATTGTGTATAATAGTATGAATAACTACGTTTTTGGGGCTTATACTAACAGCGGAACCATGAATTTGATCACTATTGGACAAGATAGCATAGATAGTGGTATGAACTTATACATTCAGGCGCCCGAGCAAACGGTAGCTAATTTGCCCTTTATATTAAGAGGTTATTAATGATCAGAGTAAGATACAAGAACGATCCACTACAAGAGTGTACTATCAGACCTACACCCTTTGTGCAGATCAACTTACAAAAATTGAAAAATAAAGAGGGTAATTTTGGTACTACCTACAGTATTGTTTTGACGGGAACCTTGATGCCAAGTCGCGGCACTCCTTATGCAATTGACCCCTTGACTGATTTGCCGTATCCAGATTTTGCAAACAACCCTTTGGGCGGTGCCGGTCCCGATGGTATTGGCCCTTATGGGGCTTTTGATAATATAGGTATTTCTACAAGACCAAAACCGCCCAGACAGCAATCTGCCGATCTACGTCCCGCAGCTGCTCTTTTGAGTAAACAGCGAGCGCTTAGAGCTTTATTTGCGCAAGATGGGCAAACGTTAATTATTACTGATATTATTGACAATGCTCCCGCAACGGTATGGTGCAACCCTCGTGTTATCAGTGTTGATTTTACAGAGGGTGTATATGTAAATAGATGTGAATATACTATCACTCTTGAAGCTGATTTGCTGATGAGAGGCTACACAGACGAAAATGCTCTTGTTGATAACGAAGGTGTAGTTGCTAGTGGTTCGAACGGGTATGGTGAAAACATTAGCATAGTCAATCTTTTAGATGAAGAAGAAATTAATGCTCAATTTATCGAAGACTACAGTGAAGATTGGAGTCTGGAGGCAAACGAGGGAGACATTGGATCGAATCCTGAAAATCCCATCTCTTACAGAATATCACACACGCTATCAGCTACCGGAAAAACTTTTTATAATCAAGACGGAGAAATACAAAAACCCGCATGGCAGCAAGCAAAGGATTTTGTTCGACAAAGATTGGGAGCAAACGACCCCGCGAATGCTTACCCGTCTTATCCCAATATCGCTGGAATGGTTGGGTCAGGGACTGTAGATCTTGCCAATTCTTATGGCGGTTACAATCTTGTAAGAACCGAACAGATCAATGTCGCTGCTGGTACTTACGGAATATCTGAAAACTGGATATTAGTAAGCGGTGCTGGCGCAACCGAAACTTACAATTTATCAACTTCGACCTCAACATCTGATCCGTTTGTTAGTGTTAAACTTGATGGCACGATTAAGGGTATGAGAGAGAATGCTCCGAACGAGCAACCCGTAAAAACTCAGTATGAGCAAGCGTTAGACAAATGGTACAGTGTATCTAATAGTGGTAAATTCGGTATCACTTCTGATGTGTACAAACGCTGTGACAACTTAGTAGCTGTTACTCTTAATTCACAGCCGCTTTCAACCTCTGTATCTACTAACGAGTTTAACGGAGAAATTACTTATAGCGTTGACTTTAATAATAGGCCGAGCAATATTATTTCTGGCGTTTTAACAGAAACCATCACGGTAAATGACACTTATCCCGGAGATGTATTTGCTGTAATACCAGTTATTGGTAGAGAAACCGGACCTATACTACAGTATGCCGGAGGAAGAACAGAATATAAAAGAGATATTTCTCTAAGTCTAGTTATGGATTATACAAAAATCCCTTATGGCTCAGGGAGAAACCCATTACTACTTAAAAAGCCGAGCATTGTAGAGCCAACAGCTACTCAAATATCTACACTGCTTGAAGAATTAAGTCCGCAAGGAGAGCCGGGAATCAGAAAATATTTTGTAGCACCTCCAACTGAAAATTGGAGTCCTAAAGACGGCACATATAACTTTAATGTTTCCTTTACTTACGAGCTAGATAAATGACGCATTCATGGACAGATCCAGATTTACCACTAAGCAGAGAGGCGCAGGATGTTACTCTTAGCGGTGTCTTACCGTCTAGTGAAGCTCATTTTTTTGACACAAGGCAAGACCGTAAGTTTAGCAATGGTTCGGGAATCAATTTCCCTTTTCAACAAAACTTTGACACCACGGTTATCGCCACCTATGGCCCAAACACAGAAGATATCAACGAATCTGGAATTTTTCAGTACAATGAATTAGACGGGCAATTTAGTTATACAGGCAATGTTCCGAGCGGATTGGGAGATAGGCTCAAGGCATTCAGGAGACCTCCGGAGGGGTGTCCTCCAGTGTCAAGCGCAGCCAACACCAGAGAGCCAACAGACTTTAGAGTGCAGGACTCGGTAATATATCATAAAAGATACATACCCACAAGACCAACAGAGATATTATTTCTATCATCTTATCTATGTAAAACAGAATACGATAGGTATGGAAATTTTGACTCTTATTATAATGCAGGATTTGGAGGATAATTTGGATGTCAGATTATAGCATTGTTCCACCAACTGGCGCAGTAGGAACCTCATGGTTTAAAAATAACGTTCTTCAACACGGAAGGCATGGTAGTCTTTCTGCTGCTGGCTGGACTCTTGGCAATGAAGGCTTTGTTCAGCAAACATTTCTTGGGGCAAGCATCAGAGATTGGAATATGGTGGCTGGGTTTGGAGATACCAGCTCAACACTCAGTGTTAATTTGGTCGATGATGAGTTTAATAACTCTGACGGCGCAGGTCTTGGCGAAGGAGACGATGCCTACCACAACGGAGAGCAAGATATTTTCAGACCTCCTGCATGTGGCAGTCCAGTTTTCTTCAAGTTTGGAACCAATCCAGCAACCGTGGAACAAGCATTTAGAAGAACTTTTGACGAAATCTATGGCTATAACACCCTAAACGCAGAAGGATTTAGAGAATACGAAGAGCCAAAAAGTGATGACTTTACTTTGCCTGATTACAACTATATAGACTTAGAGAAAAGTACAGATACAACTTGGACTATTGTAGATAAAAGCCCACTGTTCGACCCAGAAACAAAATGGCGAGGCAAGGACCATATGGTGTTTGGCGGCGTGCTGCAAAGCTATGTGGAAAATGTTAGCGTTCAAGGCCAAGGATATTCTATTACATGTACTGATCCTAGAGAGATACTACAAAACGCTGTTATCATACTTAATAACTATCAAGGAACTACATTTAATAATAAAAATCTACTTAATTTATACGGGTTTTTAGAGTACGATCCCAGTGATGAGCTACAGGGTTTTCTGGATCAAAAAGCAGGAACTAAATCAATTCTAGGAAAATTCATAAATCCTGACGGAACCGTTGTGTATCAAGGTACTGATCAGTATATATTCCCCGGAATAGAAGGTAGCGAGACTTCCCACATCAAAGCTCCGGGACGTGGCTTCAATACAAATCTGCCCAGATTTTTTCCAATCACCGGACAGGGCTATGGCAGACGCAGCCCTCAAGGTATGCCATTTTACAGAATAGAACAAGCCTTGGTAGCCATGTTTGAATATTATGGTGGTATGCCTCAAGAATATATAGATGCTGGCTTTGGTGGCAGGATAAATTTCCGTGGTTATAATTATGTAGTTGATTTTGGTGGGTTGCCCTCAAATTTGATTCCACAAATGTATTTTATGGACTTTGACCAAATCGACCTTCTTAGTTTTGCCCAAGAAATTTGTGATATTATTAGTCATGAATTGTTTGTTCAGTTGCTACCGATTATTGATCATCCAGCCTGTAAGCAACTGGAACAGTGGAACCAAGAAATGGCCAAGACAGGCAACGAATCTGAAATGGTAGCGGGAATTATTAGAGTAGATGCTATCAGTAAAACAAAACAACCAGAATATGGAGCTATACTCAAGTACATTACAGATATTACTGAAGCTGGCTACAATGTCACAACCAAAGATATCGGCTTTGAGTTATCCAATGTTGTTACGGACAAATTCGTAGTTGGCGCTCAAGAAGTAGAAATGTACTACTTCGAAAACAATAAAGACAGAGACGACTTACAGGTTCGTCGTGGTTCTCAGGGGCAAGGAGCTGTTGATAGCTTGAGAGCAGAGCAATGGCTTTTAGAGACTGGGCTAAAACAACAAATACTGCCATTCTATGGATTTATAGGTGATAATAATGCGGTAAGTATCCCAAGAGGGTTTGGTTCTTACCAGCAAATTTTACTTGACGCTACTAGCCTAAACGCTTTCGGTGTTGGTAATTATTACATTGCAACAGAGATGGAGTTGCGAGCCGCGTTGATCTCCTACGATAGATGGAAAAACTTCTTACTAAAATACAACGAAACCTATATACAAGACATGGACCCGTATCAAGCGACTTGGGCGGCTCTTGGTCAATTTGCAGATGGTCAAATCAATAGCGTATTAAACAATTTACAGAATGAAACCGGTATAGATGAAGATAACCCGCTCTACGCAGGACTGATTGGTGCGACCGCTAGTAGAGAATACGGAGTCACTGTGCCTAGATGTGTTTGGAATTCTGACCGTCCATATATGGGGGAAGATGGGTATCCTGCTAGCCCTTGCTCTCCCCCGTTTGGTTACCCGCTTTATTACAAGCGCGCGACAAAAATTGGAATTCCTGAAGGCGGTGTCACAGCACTTCTTAATGCTAAAACCAGAGTGCTTACAAACAGCGTTGCTTTAGAAAGAAATCTTAATAACGAATCTACATATACAGATGTACACTCAGAAGGCATTAGTAGACAACGAAGAAACATTGATAACAAAATTAAACAGTTTATAAAAAATCATGATGCTAAATTTCCTACTGACCGAAAGAACGGCTCCTTCAGACTTCAAAGAGATCCCACTTATAGAAAACTTCAAGAGATAAAGAAGCAGGTAGAAGAAAGAATCAAAGCGTTTGAAGAAATAGAATCTCAGTTATTGCAGGAGGGTAGAAACTTAATTGCTTACCAAACCGATGTATTACAAGACGTGGCTTCTAATCCTATAATTAAATCCTTGCCAACAGTTGCTAAGATTAGCTTAGAAAACGCGCAAAAGGTTTACGATTTTGTAAAGAAAGTAGCTGAAGAAAACTTAGGAAAGAAGTTTTTGGTAAAAATTCCAAAGTCTTGCAATCTGAGATATCAACCGACTATAGCTACATACGATAATCGTTCTACCAATATTGCGGCTGGTCCTTTTGGATTTCCTCCTCAGCCCGTTAATAATGACTACGCAAAGATGCAAAGCGATGTTGGTAATGCCGCGCAAGGTCTCGGCTCCAACGATTTGTTTACACATTACTGTAATCAAAACATTAATCTGGCAGACGGTAGCACTTCTCCGCTTGGAAGTCAAAACAATAGCGCTGGCACTTACTCGAATGGCGCGTTAAAAACAAACTATAATCCAATTACAGATAGTTGGGAGTTTAACTATAAACCGGAATCACAAGGTGGGTTTTTCAATTTCGCCTTATTCAATCAAAATATTTCAGTAGGCGAATCCCTTAACAGTGAAGTAGATTTTGGTAACCTTCCTCCGGCTACACAGGCCGCGCTTTGCCCGCAGAACGTAGAGTCCATTACGGATGATAACGGAAGAATATTTTGTTATGCTAGATATGATAATAGCCAGTATTTAAACTTTGCCAATGTCAACCCTAGCGATATGAGTCAACAGGTATTGACAGACTACGGCGACATTATACCCGACATCATCCAGTCTTTACCAAATCTTAGAGCAGATCAAAAATTAAGTTTTAACACAAAGGGAGAAAGAGACGACGAAGACGCCAACGCTTTGAAACAACCTGCGTCCGTAGCCTACGTTAAATGTCAAATTGACGAAGAATTTTACATGCCGCCAAAACTACAATCGTTATCTGTTAACGTGTTCG